AATCGGCAGACCCCTATCGGATAAAAAAGCCTTCCTGTAAACAGTCATTGGGATCGAGAACAAAGCGGTGTTCACCGCTGATGTGACAGAGATAATCTAGGACTAGCTAAAAGCGCTCAAGACTTCGGAGCCGAATACTTCGGGCAATCAGGCCAAATGACAGGAGTTCTTACTTCAGATCAACCTTTGAAAAAAGAGCAAATGGACATGATACAGGGCTCATGGAATCACGGAGCAGCTCAGGCCGGTACCAAGCTTATGCCTTTCGGCTTCAAATATCAACGTATCTCTATAAGCCCGGATGAGGCTCAATTTATAGAGACTCGAAAGTTCCAAGCTGAAGAGATCTGTAGAATCTACAATGTACCGCCTGTAATGGTTATGCTACCATCTCAGACTACGTATAACAACGTAGAGCAACAAAACTTAATGTATGCACGCCATACAATAGTACCCTGGACTCAAAGGATTGAGCAAGAAATAGACAGAAAGCTAATACCAGCCTTTCAACGTCCTGAGATATATACCAAATTTAGGCTAGAAGATCTCCAACGAGGAGATAGTACAGCCAGGGCTAACTACTTCACTCAGATGTTACAGGCTGGAGTTCTTAGCATTAATGAAGTGAGACAAGATTTAGAACTTAATCCGGTTGATGGTGGTAATGTACATCTATGCCAAGTTAATCAGATCTCACTTGACAAGATAGAGGATTATTCAGCTTCTATCTCTAAAACAGATTCAACGAATGGATGACGAAAAAAGAAGCGAGCTACTAACGGCGGCTCACTATTCTAAACACGATAGCACTCTACAGACTAGAGAAGAGAACGGCGAGCGCATAATAGAGGGCTACGCTGCTAAGTATGAAACTGAGACGAATATAGGACCATTCAAGGAGTCTATAGCTAGAGGCGCTTTCGATAACGTGCTAGATAATGACGTTAGGGCCTTAATTAATCATGATCCTAGTTTAGTACTCGGACGCACTAGCTCAGGCACTCTAGAGCTAACTACTGACGATATAGGGCTTAAATACAGGGTAAAATTAGGCAATCAACAATATGCGACCGACTTATACGAGTCTATTCAAAGGGGCGATATCTCGCAATCTTCGTTTGCGTTTACGATTAAAAATCAAACCTGGAGCGAGGACAGGAGCTCGCGTTCGGTTGATGAGGTGGCTCAGTTATTGGACGTTTCGCCCGTCACTTATCCAGCGTATAAAGAAGCTACTGTGGTAGCTAGAGAGGAGGAGACAGTAAAAGAAATTAGAACAGCTGAGCCAAAAGCCAGCGAAAGCATAAAAAAAATAAAAAATAAAAAGATGAATTTAAACGATTTAAAGACTCTTCGTAACAAAAATTACGAGGAGCACGTTGCTTTAGTGCAGCTTTCAGAAGCAGACGGCCGATCTCTCACTACTGAGGAGGAGACACGCGAGAACTATCTAGATGGGGAGATCCTTCGCCTAGATAAAAAGATTGTACTTCAACAGAAGCATGAGACAATGATAGCACGACAGGCTAACTTTGCGGGTAGTTCTGTAAGTGAGTCTAAAGACATGAATACTACAAGCAATTCATTCTCGTTAACTCGCGCTATTGAGGCGGTATCTCATGGAAACGGCTTAACAGGAGCAGAGGCAGAATGGGCTCAGGAGGCACGCTCTGAAATGCAAGCTAGAGGCTTACAGATGACTGGCCAGATTGGAATACCTGAGAAGGCGTTACAACGTGCTGGAGCAGCTGACAACTTCCAAGCTGGAGGAACAGGAGACGGCTCAGGATATGTCCCTACTAATGTCCCGGGAGTAATTGAAGCTCTACGAGCTCCTACAATGATCGAGCAGCTAGGCGCTACTACTATTCACGGAGCTACAGGTAATCTCAAATTTCCGAGAGTAAGTGTTAAGGCTATAGCAACAGAAGAAACTGAAATTTCAGCAGATGCTAATTCTACTCTCGCAATGGACGAGGTGACTTTAACTCCACTTCGTGTAGCTAACAAAACTCTATTTTCAAAACAGTTAATTCTTCAGGGAGGTAACCAGGTAGACACTTTAATCGCTCGTGAGCTTACTGCTGGAATCAATACAACTATTGATAAAGCTGCTTTCGCTAAAGCTATGACAGCTAACAATACAGCTATCACAGCTGGCGGTGGAGCTTTAACACCAGAAATTCTCTTTAATATGGAGAAGGAATTACTAGCTGCTGGAGGTACTTCGCAGACTGTAAATGGGCTATGTCTCCAACAGGTTGGAAAGTCTCTAGAGATTTAGCTACTGTAGAATCAATTAATGCTTTCTGGAGTGGACAAAGCTTTGATGGCTTTCCAGCTGTAGCTTCACCAAACCTAGTTGATAGCGCATCTAACAAAGGAGCCATTTGCTTCGGTGATTGGGCTCAGGGATTAGTTCTAGCTTACTTCGGAGGTTTAGATCTCTTAGTAGATCCTTACTCTAACGCTGGCACAGCTCAGATAGCACTACACTTAAATAAGTTTTACGATGTAGATGTACGCCAAGCTGGAGCTTTCTCTTCAGTAACTGCTATAGTCTAAGTTAACAATATATAGAAATGGGGGCGGGCTACTCGCTCGCTCCCTTTTTTTTAAATAGCTTTATATGAATTTTAAATTTGCAGCTCAACCTACAGGAACTGACATTGTATCTCTAGCAGATATGAAGCTTTTTTTACGTGTAGATCATTCAGCAGATGACGCTGTAATAACAGCTATCATTGACGCAGCTGTACAATCAATTCAGGACTTTACAGGCAGACACTTTAAAACTACAACATGGACTTTATCTCTAAGATCGTTTTATGATATCGAAGCGCCGTACTCAGTTAGTACTGTCACAAGTGTATCATATTACTCACCTGGAGACACAAGCTCGAAAGTTTTACATGCAAGTAAGTATTATTCAGCTTTACAACAAGGGATATTAAAATTAAATTTTCTAGATACTCCAACTACTGAAACAGATACTTTTGAAGCTGTTATAATTGCTGGGGCTGTAAGCAGCCAGATAACAGCTCCTCTAACTCACGCAATTAAGATGCTCTCAGCTCATTTCTACGAGAATAGAAGGGCTGTAGTAGTGGGTACAGGTTCAGCCATAGAGATACCTCTAGGAGTAAAAGCAATTATCAATCCTTATAGACTTATCAATCTCAGATGAATATTGGGGCGCTAGATAGAAGGGTAACACTTCAGGAGCCAGATTCTACAGTAAACGACTATGGAGAGCGTACTGTGATATGGAAAACTTACGCAACAGTGTGGGCTGCTATAGAGCGTAAACCTTCAGCGTCTCAGCGTAACAGCGGAGAGCAAGTAGTAAGCTTTCAATCCGTTACTTTTATGATCCGAAACAGCTCCCAAGTGGCGCTACTTTCACCTTCGTACAGGATAAGCTACGACTCTAAAATATATGAGATCTTAGGAGTTCAGGAGCTAGGACGCAATGAGCAGTTAAGAGTAATAACCGAATTACTTGTGAACTGATGGGTGTAACAGTAACAGGAGCTAACCAGCTTTATAAAAACATTAACCGACTTGCACAATGGAGTGTAAGAGACTCGGCAAAGCTTCAGGCTGTAGGCGAGAGGGTAGGCGATGTGTATGCCAATTATTTAAAGGCTAACGTAAAAGACCTAGACAAAGACACTTCGCTAAGAGGACGTAAAATTAAGAAAGGACAGCTAAGGAGATCTAGTGGAACCTGGCAACCGGATAAAAAAAGAAATACAATTCTAGCCGGTCCAAGAACTAAAGCAATAGGTAAGAGAGGTAAGACTACAAAATACGCAGATGGTTTTTACGCTCACTTTGTAGAGAAAGGAGATTTTGCTACACGCTTTGGAGGTAAACACACAACACAAAATACCGGTGTATTTTCTAGAGGTATACGCTCTACCAAAAACAGAAGCGAGAAGCTACAAATAATCTTGCTAAAAAGAAACTTCGCTAATTACGCAAATAAGCTATGAAGGTAGGGAAAGCAATATATAATATACTTCGAAGCGATAACGCAATAGTAGGCAAAGTAGGAACGAAAATCTTTCCTGAGATAGCTCCCCCCGATTTGGGTATTCCGTATATTGTTTATTCTGTAGTAAGTAACTCACCTAGCGACACTAAGAATAATAACGGAGATATAGACACAGCTAGTATTGAGGTGTACTGCTTTTCGGATACGTACAGCAAGGCTACTGATTTAGGCGTACTCGTAAGAGCTGCTTTAGATAGAAAGACAGGAACTTATAACACGATAAAGATACAGAGTACCAACTATGTCAATGAACAAATGGACGTAAACCCAGAACGTAAGATTTGGGCTGCTATTCAGGACTACTCAATAAGAATAAAAAATTTATAAATGGAAGATATAGTATTAAATCATTGGCAAAGCATAGTA